GAACGGAAAGCTAGTTTAGGTGTCATGTGTTCTAGTTGGTGAATCATTAAATGTTCAGGTTGTTCAATTAGATTGGGAAGATTAAAGCCAAGGGGCATATCTTCACCTCTCTTTATGAACTGATAAACAGGTTCACCAAGATATGGATCGTAGGCAACGGGACTATTCTCATCGATCAAAGTAGCTTGACTTAACTTTAACCCAATGGTGGGTTGGTTATAAGCTTGCGTAACTTTGTTATGAAAATAAGTCGCGAGTTGACGTTGGAAAGAGGTAATCTTCACTGGAACATCCAGAGAAGGCCTTATGAATCCAAGTCCACCTAAAACTTTGGGGAGGAATAAATTGTAATTACCCTTCTTAGAAATCTGGGCAATACTATCACGGTGATAGTAAAGAAACCGATTATGTGTGTAAAGCTTATTATAGGCCCCTTTAAGGACCTTGTTATATAAATCCCATGTGGGAAGCTTTTCACCAACAACACCTGATTTAGATTGACCTATTAAAAGGCCAACATTTAGGTATGTTGTTTCATAAAGGGAGTCATTTGCCACATTATAAGTGAAACACTGTGAGTTAATTGTAAAGACAGATTTGTGAACATAATTCTTCCCAACTGATAGAATAAAGCCAGCAGTAGTGATATATTTCAACCATATCTGGTAAAATACCGGATTAGATCTGAAATAAATATCATCCCCGTTGACTAGACAAGGTAGATCATAAACACTCACGTGTTTATAAGATTCACCTCGCTTTTGGTTGAGATTAATATATTCATCAAGAGCACACTTATAGCAAATTAGATTTGCAATGCATAACACAGGAAAAGAAAGAATTGATCCCATAAGTTGTCCATTTTTTTGGTCAACAGAGAATAATTTTTCATCCGGTGTTTCATCAAAGTGCGCCACATCTGACCTTCTCAAAAACCTAGTATATGGAGCAGGATAATACAAGCGTTGTTCATAAAGAACTTCACGGTAAACTGCCCTGTCGGTTTCAGGAATATTTAAAGCTTCTAAGAATTGTTCAAATATAAGTTTTGTAAACTCAATATTTAATTTATCCGTAGCGGCTTTATAATCTCCCGAAACATGATCCACAAATTGGAGCTCAATCCCATACGTGTCTTCAATCTTTTTCTCGAATGCCCAAACTTTTCTAAAATCCTCGACCTCAAGAGGGCGGGTAGTTAGAACAAGCGAGGGAAACCGATTGATATAAGATTTCATAGACTTTTGTAAGGATTTTGCTGCATATGCCGGAAGCGCTTCACCCTTTGTTATAACTCGAACTTTAAGTGGTTCTGAAAGAGGAATTACTGCGGTCTTAGGTTTCACATCCATTAACTTATCAAAGTTAGGGATAGATTCCTTAAACGCAGAAAATTCTCTAAGAATTTCCATTGTTTGAGTTTTTTCAAGGTAGCGGGAACGACATGTGGACAAAACGACATCCATATCAGGAATCTGATAAGATAAGTTTTTTACAATTTTACCCTTTGCATAAATCTCCTCAGATTCAACTAGGGGCAACTCTAACTGTTCGACTATTTCCATGTATGCCCCTCCTTTAGCTCTCGATTTCTCGAAACAAGAGTTGTGGGAGGGCTCAAATGCTTTTGGTGCATAAGGTTTTCGGGTATTACGAAGAATCGCATTGCAGGTGGAACCGAATGTTTCTCTTATAGGATCACGGAAGACCTTAACCTCTTTATAAGAGGAAGGATCCATGATTAAAGAGCCATCGGCAGACATAGCAACATCGCGAATCGGTAAACCGGAATACTCATCAATGCTTTCCCAATAAGACATAAAAGTCGGAGGTGTAGTCATTGCTTTAACATGAGAACGGATTTCTTCACGTAAAAAGGAATCAGCAACTGTGGCACAGCCACGTTTGATTCCTTGTAAGAAACCCATTCCCAGCTTAAGACAAACTGGAACAGTTAACGA